AACCCTGTCGTCGACCACTGCCATGAGACCGGGCGAGTGCGAGGCTTGTTGTGTTTTTCATGTAACGCCGCGCTCGGGAAACTAGGGGACACGGTCGAGCGTATCGAGCGGGCCTTGAACTACGTTAGAGTCGGTCAGCCGGTGTCGGCATGAAGCGGGAGAACGTGCTGGTGCGGTTCGACGCGCTGTCTGCGGGCGAGCGGGATCACGCCACCCTGCGGTTCGAGAAGTACCGCGAGGACCTGAAGCGCATCGGATACGATCATGCGGGCCACGACAGTGACCCAATGATCCGGGCCGCCGAGCTAGCCACCGTCGCGGTCGCGCTCGGCGGTTCTTGGAGCGAGGTGTTCCAGTGCATAGACGACCAGATGCTGCCTGCGGATCGAGAGGACGCCGCAACCCGGGGAGCGGCCGAAAGCCTCGCCCTGATGTGGATGGGCGCGTCCCTCGACGTGCCGGAGGGGTAGCGGCGTGCAGATAGAGCTTCTGGGCAAGGCCCTCGCGGAGACGTTGCGGAGGCCGCCCGTGCGTTTTAACGGGGAGGGAGGCACGGGGAGCCCTAGCCCCTTAAAACTTCTCTACGACCTGTTAAAACGGCGTCTCGACGCCCTCGTCCAAGCGAACTACCGCTACTTGGTCCGCGTTAACGCCGAAATCGCCCATGCGCGGGCCGAAAAGCGCAGGCGAGAGGCGGCGTGCGCCCACGGATTCGCGAAGGACTGCCCGACCTGCGCGCACTTCACCAAGGTGAGGAATGACGTTTCCGCAACGTGACGCAGGGAAATGAAAACAACACTGCAGCGTGATGAGATCGTTCAAGGCCCTCTCAAGGGCGTGCGGTTCTGGTCGTACTCGATGAGCAAGACAGGAGGGTTGCCTCCTCGCTCTATTTCATCGTTTCAGCATGACCATGAATGGGTAGCAAGTCGCCCGACGCAGTCGGACATGGTGCCGACAATGGAGAACCTGCGCGGCATCAATGTGTATAAGACCGAAGATGACGCGATGCTCGGCAGTGCCGATGCAGTCAACGCCGTGATTGAAGATGTCAACGGAGGCTGGCGCACCTGCAAAGGCGGTCTCGTGTTGGGTGAGGTTGAGTTCTTTGGTCCAACGCTCGAATGGGAGTTCGGCTACACCGCGCAGTTCGTGCGGCCGACAAAGTTCTTGCGTGGCTGGGGCCATCAACCGGAGCAGATGGTTGATGACCTCAACACGCTGTGGTTCGCGTCTAACGGTTCTTTGTCGTTGTTGGAGCGCGTGATGCTCTCAATCCAACACGGTGGCATCATCACAGCAGCAGACATAGGCGACAGCATTAATCTGGCGATGCTCGACATGCTTGAGCGCAAAGGCCTCGGCACTCAGAAGCGCGCCGCATACGATGACGGCGTGATGTACGAGCCGCAGAAGCAAAAGGCTTGGCAGCAGGGTGTGTGCCTTTCGTGCGGCAGAGAAGCACGAGAAGAGTGCAAAGGCCGCAAGCCGCGTCTGTATCAACTCACTCTCGCAGGGCAGGACGCCTTACTCGTGGCGTTAAGGAGAGACTGATGGCCGAGATTGGCGAGCCGCTCCGCCGCATCGTCGTTGAGCCGAAGCGCACTGACGTGCCAGCGACACCAGCTAAGCCGGTGCCTGCAAAAGAACCGGCGTGATGGAAGTCAAAGGCATCCGGAGTGCCTACGGACTGGACTACCGCAAGCTGCAAGAGAACACAGTTGCCGACCCTGCCCACGCCTTAACCGGATCGTGGGGCGGACCAGGGGAAGCAAGGGGGCCGCCCGATGATCCGGGTTCGCCGGGTAGGTCACGGCCCCCACCATTAAAAAAGAGAGGGACCGCGTGAACGATCCCTCTCTCTGGCCAGCCGCGCCGCGCCACGCCTAAAGAGACCACGCCAAAGCCGCATACGCGCATAGAATCTAAGGACCTGTCACGATGGCCAGCATGAAGGACGTGAGCGCGCCGTCCGTGCCGAGCACCAAGAAGCGCATACGCGACCCCGACCTGCGCAGAAAGTCCAATCGCCAGAAGCTCATGGAGGCCACCAAGGACGAGGTGCGCCACCTGCAGAACGCGGCCGCGCACCGTGGCGACAAGGGCGCGTTGGATTATTGCAGGGAGCTGACGAGTTACGTGGCGGGTGCGCTCGCCGTCGTGCAGCCGTACCATCCGAACGGCACGCCGCGCGAGGGTGGCGACAAGGAGGAGTTTTGGGAGTGGATGCGTCACATGAAAGACTTGCTGGCGCTGCGGCTGCCGTACGAGCGCCCGCGCCTCGCCTCCATCATCATGCGCGAGGAGCGGCCTGAGGACCGCGAGGGCTACACCACGATCTACGAGTTGCGCGCCCGCATGATCGAGAAGGGCGTCCCGGTTGACCACCTGATCGAGCGCAGGATGATTCTGGACCACGAGCTGACGAGCGACGATGCAGGAGCACACGACAGCAACGGCCACGCGACGAACGGCGGTCGGTGACAGGCCGCTCGACCCGGAGGCGGCGCGGTTGTGGGAGGAAAGCTGGTACGCTTTGGCGCGCCAGGATTTTTGGACCTACCGGCTGATGACGCGTCCCGGCCTGATCCAGGGCTGGTGGCAGCAGGAAGTTGCCGACAACCTGACGGTGTTCTGGAACGACCTGAAGGCGGGCAGGCGTCCCAAGCTCGTGCTCGGCGCTCCTCCGCAGCACGGCAAGTCGGACACGATGAAGGACTTCTGCGCTTGGGCTGCGGGCCGCGACCCAGACTCCAAGACCCTGTTCGCCTCTTATGCCGACGAGCTGGGCATGTCGTGCAACCTGCACATGCAGCGCATGATGGCGACCACGGCGTACCGAGCGATCTTTCCGAAGACCCGGCTGTACGGCGGGGAAGGCGGAGAGGGCAGCGGGCACAGGCGCAGGACCACCACGTTCCTGGAGTTCTCTGGCCGCAACGGCTCGTTCCGCAACACGACGATCAACGGAAAAATCAATGGTTTCGGCCTCGATCTTGGCGTCATCGATGACCCGATCAAGGGCAGGGCCGAGGCGTCGTCGCTGCTCATAAGAGAGAAGACTTGGAACTGGCTGGCCGACGACTTCTTCAACCGTTTCTCCGACCGTGCCGGGATGGTCATGATCCAGACCCGTTGGCACGTCGACGACCCGACCGGCCGCTGGCTGGAGCGTTTCCCGCAAACGCGGGTGCTGAACTTCAAGGCGATAGCAGATCGCGACGAGCTGTGGCGCGACAAGGGCGAAGCTCTGTTCCCGGAGCACAAGAGCTTGGACTTCCTGCTGGAGCGCAGGAAGCTCCTGAGCGAAGCGAGCTGGGAAGCACTGTTCCAGCAGTCGCCCTACGTCGTGGGCGGCGGCATGTTCCCGATAGAGAAGCTGCACGCCGTGCCCATGTTAGACCGTTCTAATGTGAGGCGTTCATGTCGGTACTGGGATAAAGCTGGCACCGAGGACGAAGGCGCGCACACTGCAGGGGTGCTCATGCACCTCACGATGGACGGCCGCTACATCATAGAGCACGTGGTTAGAGGACAATGGAACGCGCTCGACCGCGAGCAGCGCATCAAGTTCTGGGCCGAGCAGGATCGCGCCAACTGCGCCGCAGCCACGTACGAAGTGATGGTCGAGCAGGAGCCGGGTTCTGGTGGCAAGGAGAGCGCCGAGGCTAGCATCCGCATGCTGGCGGGCTTCCGCGCTTTCGCCGACAAGGTGACGGGCGACAAGGTGGTCCGCGCCGAGCCGTTCGCAGCTCAAGTCCAGAACGGCAACGTGTGGCTGGTCGCCGGCGGCTGGCAGCACGACTACCTGGACGAGATGGAGAGCTTTCCGTTCGGCAAGGCGAAGGACCAAGTGGACGCGAGCGCGGGGGCGTTCAACAGGATCACGGCAGGAGCTGGCTACAACTTATTCGCCGAAGGACTGTATGATTGAGAGCCGCAGCCCTCCTCCTCCTCCTCCTGGCGTCCGTCGCGCATGCAGAGGAAGCCCGCAAGGTCTGGCACGACGCGACCGAGATGGTGCTCAGGCGTGCCGACGACAACGGGATCGAGATCGCCTACGGGGCTGACGTTCCGCAAGCGTTGCGAGAGATCGGCGTCACCACCGGTACCATGCTCATAAAGGGGCAGTGGGAAGACGACATACTGATCGGGCAGGCGTGGGCGTTCTCCAAGGACTGCGGCCCGATCAGCTACGCCATACGCGGCGTGGTGACGTACGGCGGGGCGCTGATCGTGTTCGGTCCCGTGCCCACGTCATGCAACGTGGAGGACTACGAGCATTACTCGTGGGGCAAGGAAGCGATCATGCGGTTCGACATGCCGCCGCCCTCGCCTCACGCCGAGACTGTCAAGGGCAAGGGCAAGCGCAGCGAGCAACGTGAGAGCAAGCCGGAACGTCCGAAACCGAAAGCCAAGCCTGCACCTCCGCCGAGACCCAAGCCGCGCGCAGCTCCGCGACCTACTTATCAGCAGCCCCAGTGGCCGAGCTATCCGCAGCAATGGCGATGGTGAGGTCGTGCACCACTGGTTCCTGGCGAACATAGCGGTGTCGCTGATCACGCTAGGGTTCGCGTACTTCGTGCACTGGGGCGTCGCGCTCGCGTTCTTCGTGCTGGCGACGTTCTTGCTGCTGGTGATCAGACCAGACTGAGCCATGCAGCATGCGCGCATAGCTCACACCAACCGATAGTTGAAACCAGGGCAGAGTTCGGAGTGGGAATGACCTGTGCCCTGGTCACCGTCATTGTTGCTGCTGCTGCTCTCGCGCTCGGCTGGTGGCTCGGGCAACGCGTTCCGTGGCTGCTCGCGTACTTCCGTGAATGACAACGGCAACGCGACGAATCCGTTAGTGCTGGCCGAGCGCCTGCGCCAAGTGCTGAAGCGCCTTGACGACGTGGAGAAGAAGCAGAAGGAGATGGAGACCATGCTGAACCGCTTCGTCGGCGGTTCCGCGCTCTTGGTCGCGGTTGGCGTCTTCGTAGGCTGGCTGATCACGGTGGGGTCCGGCACGTTGCCCCTGCTGTTTAACAAGTGATCGCGCTCGACCTGTTGCGCGCGCTCGGCCCGAACGAGCTGGTGTTGTTCCTGTGGTTCCTGATCGTCCTTGACGTGCCGCGCTACCTGATCGCCGCGCTCGTTCTGAGGCTCGTGCCGCCGCGTGCCGTCGTGGCGTCTAACCCGCATCGCGTTACCGGCATGGTGTCATGCCACAACGAGGAGCGCGCGCTTCCAAGCTGCGTCGCTTCCATGCGGGCGAACGGGATCGAGCGCGTAGTCGTGGTCAACGACGGCTCGACCGACCGGACGCACGCGGTGGCGGAAGGGCTAGGGGTGATCGTGATCGACCTGCCCGAGCGGGTAGGCAAGCCTAACGCGCTCAACGTTGCGCTTCCGTGCTGCGAGGGCGAGCTGGTGCTGGTCGCGGACGCCGACACCGTGTTCGACGCTGGAAGCGTCGCGCAGGCCGCCGCGCGCATGCGGCCAGACGTGGGTGGCATGAACTTCACGCTGGTGCCGGTCAACGAGGGCGAGAGCCTGACGACGGCGTTCCAGGGGATCGAGTACGCGATAGCGTCGGCCAACCGGGAGTTCGGCGCGGCGTTCGGCATCCTCAACAACGTGAGCGGCGCTGCGGGCTTGTTCCGCAGGGACGCGTTGCTGCAAGTCGGCGGATGGGATTGCGAGGTGGCTGAGGACGCGGCGCTGTCGATGAAGCTTCGCGACGCGGGCTGGCAGCTCGACTGCGCGCGCGACGCGGTGGCGAGGACGGTGGTGCCATCGACCGTCGTCGGGCTCATGCTGCAACGGTTTCGCTGGGACGCGAGCATCGTCACGATCTGGTGGCGCAAGTGGCCACCGTGGCGCGCGGGGCTCGCGAGCTTCGACGTGCTGCTGTTCGGCATGGTCATGCCGCTCGCCCTGCCGTTCTACGTGCTGTGGCTGTGGAGCCGGATCGGCGCGGAGACGCTCGTGATTCTGGGTGCGGTGTGGATCGCGATGGCGGTGCTCGACCTGACCGTGATCGTGCTGTCGGGCGTGCCGCTTCGCTTGTTGCCTTACGTGCCGCTCTACCTCGTCATGCAGACCTTGGTCATGCGACCTGTCCGCATCGTCGCGCTGCTTGCCGAGCTTGCTTTCTCGATCACGCATTTCGATCCGTACATTCCCAAGTCGCAGCGTTCGAGGCTGACATGAGGCGCACGGTCTTTCGGATCACGTACGCGGTGGCGGTGCTCTCTATGCTGGGCTGGATCGCGGCGTCGGTCGCGGGTGGTTACGCCTACAAGGCGGCGGACGGGATGGTGGTGGGGGACTCGGGGAGCATAAGCCCGGAGTACACGGTCACTGTCCTCGCCATTCCGGTGCGCAACGGCGATCTTGTGAAGAAGGGCGACGTCGTCGCCCGGGTGTCGTCGAGCAGGGTGGCGGAGGTCACGGCGACGCTGAGCGAGCAGTCGTCGCGGCTGATCACGCAGATGGCGACGATATCCTCGAAGGCGAGCATGATCGAGCAGCTCGTCGCCTCTGCGCAGGCGCGTGACCGCACCGTGGCGCAGAACGCGCGCCAGCTCGAAGCGATACGGGCGCGCGGGCTCCTCCCGCTGCTGACAGAGAACGCGCTGGTGGAGCAGGTGTTTCGCGGGAAGCAAGAGCTGGCCGTCCTGGAGGCGGAGCAGAAGACGATGGCGCAGCAAGTCGCGCAGGTCATCGCGGCGTCGCGCTTCACAGACCAAGCGCTGGTCGACATCCAGACGCTGTTCGACGCGGGACGCATGCGCGCGCCGATGAGCGGGTACATCGCGGGGATCGAGGTCGGGATCGGAGCGGTGGTGCAGCCCGGAAGCAACGTTGCGGAGATGGTAGGAGAGCAGCGTTTCGTGCTCGCGTACTTTCCGATCAGCCGGTTGTACGAGCTGCACGACGGCGCTCCCGTGACCATCGAGGTCGGCGTCGGCAAGTGGTTTCATGGGAGCATCACGCGGGTCATGCCGATAGCGGCGCGGTTGCCGAAGGAGTTTCAGCGGACGTTGGCGCCGGTCGAGCGCCAGCAGCTGGTGCGGATCGACTTCGACGAGGGGCAAGTGCCGCCGCCGTACTTCACGAAGGTCGTGGTGCGATGAGTCCGATCCAGGAGGCGGGCAAGACCGCGCGCGGCTTCATGGACGCGCTGAAGGGCGAACCGCTGTCGCTCGCGCTCTGCGCCATGAACCTGATCTTGCTCGGTTATTTGTTCTACGAGGGCAGCAGCGTCAGCACGCAGCGTCAGGCCGCGCTCGACAAGGTCGTGGAGTGGCAGCGGGAGACCGACAAACTGATGGCCGACTGCGTGAGCAAGGACGTCGTGAAGGTGGTGGTGGACGCGCTTGAGCGGGATCGCGAGCTGTACCGTCGCCTGCTTCCGCAGCAGCCGCACCCGCCCGCTCCGCCGTGAAGTGGTTCAAGATGGCTGGCCGCGCGGGCGACGGGAACGGCGACGGCGGCTACATCGCCCAGGCCAAGGAGATGGAGCTGTTGCGCCGGGACAACCAGCGCATGGTGGGAGAGGCGGCGCAGAAGGACTCGCAGATCGACCACATGCGCGGCCAGATCAACCTCGCGAACGGCACGATAAGAGAGCTTAACGCCCTGTCCACGCACCACGTGCGAACCGCGTTCGGGCTCGGGGCCGGAGTCGGTGTCATCGTGTGCCTGATCGTGTGGGGGCTCGCCCTGTTGCTGAAGTAAGGGATCAATGACCGCAGTGCAGAGGCTCCAGATCGTTTACGACGGGATGCGCAACTTCCTGGCCGGGTTCGGAGACCCGGCGAAGGACAAGAGCGCGTCGCAGCGCTTCGTGCTCGACCTGCTGGACGCCGAGCAGCTCCATGCGGCGTACCGGGGCGACTGGCTGTGCCGCAAGATCGTCGACGTTCCGGCGTTCGACTCGTGCAGAGCGTGGCGCGAGTGGCACGCCGACCCCGACCAGATCGAGGCCATCGAGGAGTGCGAGAAGGACCTTGGCATCCAGCGCAAGCTGATGGCGGCGCAATCGAAGGCGCGGCTGTTCGGCGGGGCCGCGATGATCATGGGGATCGAGGGGCAGAAGTTTGAGGAGGAGCTTGACGTCGAGAGCGTCGGCCAGGATGACCTCGCGTTCGTGCACGTGGTGTCGCGCTGGGAGATCGAGGCGGGCACGCTGGTCAAGGACCTAACGTCTCCGTGGTACGGCGAGCCGAGCTACTACAAGCGCACCAACACGATGCAGATAGCGCAGGAGGAGGTTAAGCCTCCGCTGGAGCTGTCCTCGCTCGGCTACAAGCCCGGCGACGAGCTGCTGATCCATCCCTCGCGCGTCGTGCGGCTGATCGGCCTGGAGTATCCCGACCTCGCCTACGCGCAGGATTCGTGGGGCGACAGCTCGCTCCAGCCCGTCGTGGACGCGGTCAAGATGTCGGGTCTGGTCAACTCGGCCATCGCCTCGATGATCGCCGAGGCGAAGCTCGACGTGATCAAGGTGCCGGGGCTCCTGGAGATGCTGTCCACGACGGCGGGGACGGAGAAGCTGCGAACAAGGTTTGCGTTCTCGATGGCGGCCAAGAGCACGGTCAACGCGACGCTGATCGACGCGAACGAGGAGTGGGAGCGGATCGCGCTGGCGTTCTCGAACATGGACCAAGTGATGGGCATGTACCTGAACGTCGCGGCGGGCGCGGCCGACATACCGGCGACGCGATTGCTCGGTAGGGAGCCTGCGGGCATGAACGCGACCGGCGCGTCGGACATCCGCAACTACTACGACCGGCTGCAGGCCGAGCAGGCGATCAAGGTGCAACCCGCGCTCGCGCGGCTTGACGAGGTGCTGATACGCCACGCATTAGGCGACCGCCCCGAGGAGATTCACTACACGTGGAAACCTTTGTGGCAGATGGACGAGGAGCAGAAGTCGAACGTCTGGCTGAAGAAGGCCCAGGCGCACAAGATCGACGTGGACGCGGCGCTGATCAACCCGGACGTGCTGAGGGAAGTGCGGGCGAACCAGTGCATAGAGGACGGGTTCTATCCGGGGCTGGAGGCGGCGATAGAGGAGCACGACATCGAGCCGGACGAGGACGAGCACGACATGCTGGCCCTGGAGATGGAGAAGCAGGGGCTGATCAACATGAGCCAGCCCGAGCCCGCGCCGTTCGGGAAACCGAACGGGCAGAAGCCGGCACCGAAGGCGATAGGGTCGTCCCGGCCCCCGGGCATGAAGCCGAAGGGGATGGCGAAGCCGCCGGTGGGCTGAGCTACCGCAGGACGCCTGCGGACGGCTGCCTGACGGTGTACAGTGAAGGCCCGGACACCAAGCGGGCGACGGAGCTTCGCAAGCGCCTGGGGTGGGACGCCGACGTTTTGCTGGAGCTGCTGAAGGAGGAGTTCGGTGAGGCCGGTCGCGCGGACATCTACCCTGGGCTTGATTCCGGGACGAAGGCAAAACGTCCAAGGCGGTCCGACACCTAGCGCGATGACGGCGGCCGCGCGCGCGGCGATGGCTGGGCACGACGAGCTGCCGAGTTCGCTGCGCATTTTCCTGCACGAGTGGGCCGCGTACTTCCCGGCCAAGTCGGTCGTGCAGATCGTCGACACGCTCAAGAGCGGGCACGGCATCAACATCACGTCGCCAGACGGCAAGGTGCACCGGATCGTTCCCGACCCGCCGAGCCGCCCGAGGTTCTAGCCGATGAGGTCGGCATGGAGACGCACGTCGTCACGGTTGCTGTCGAGTTCGCCGACGCGCGCATGCCGTCAGCGTTCTCGTGCGAGCTGTTCAGGGGCAACGAGATGGACTGCCGCATGCTCGCGGTGATGATCCCTGGCGTCAGCCACGACCACCGCAAGCTCGCCTCGTCGCGGGTCAACTGGGGCCTGATCGTCGACTGGGAGGAGTGGGTGAGCGGCGCGCAGTGCGTGGACGGCCCGTGACGCTCGACTGGGGCGGCGTTTGGTTCCTGTGGCTCGCGGTGCTGTTCATCAGCTTCATCGTGCTCGAAGCGCGCGCGATCAACCGGGGCGGAGTCACGCTCTCGGCCACGGTACGTGGTTGGGCCGAAACGTGGCCGCTCTTGCCGTTCATGGTGGGGCTGGTGTTCGGCGTGCTGGGCGCGCACTTCTTCTGGCCGTGGTGTCCCGAGACGATGATGCCGGTTTGTCCATGAACATCGCTGCCTTCATAGAAGACGCGCGCGGTCCCGACCCGACCGGGACCTCGGGCCTGCGGCGGAGCTTCCGCGCCGCTGGCAAGCTGCGCATGAACATGTTTCGCAGCAACATGCGGCAAGCCGTGATGGAGCACGACGTGCTCGGGCTCGGCGGCGGCGGGCTCGCGATGCAGCCGCCAGAGACGCGGTTGCGGGCGTTCAAGGGGTGGGCGTCCACGGCGGCCGACCAGACCCTGCAGGGGCCGTGGCTGAGCGAATGGGTGGCCCGCGCCTGGGCTAGCGGGGAGGCGGTGGGGGCTGCGCAGACCCGTTCGGAGGCTCCCGGCGAGGGCTCCGGCGCGTGGGCGGAGCTGGCCGCCCTGGAGCTGGAATCGATAGCGGCCGCGACCGTGCAGGCGCTCACGCGCGAGGCGGCGGTGGCGCTCACGCGGCGGGGCACGAACAAGACCGCGACGTGGCGCAAGATGGCCAAGGCGTTCGACAAGGTCGGGCCGAGGCGGATCATGGCGCTGGCGAACACGTTCTGCGTGGCGTGCCACAACCGGGGCAGGCTGGCCGCTTACCGGGCGGCGGGGATAACGAAGGTCGGCGTGATCGCGGAGAAGGTGCTGCCGAGGCATCC